TATTGATAACTAGACGTATATCTAGTTCATTGGCTACAGCACGGTCTAATGTATACGACGTAGTTGCACTTGTTGTAAAGTACTGGACATTAAATGCCGCATATTTTTCTGCTGGTATGTTACCTACATATGGCATTTAAATTCCTAACTTATCGCATCTACTGCCGAGACCCAAACGTCTGCAGAAGAAGCTGTATCTGATTTTACTAAAATGGCGTCTCCACTTTGCATATTAAATTTTGCTCCTCCAGCTAAAACTTGTAAAGCACCACCTGAAGGAATAGGAGCATTCTTAACTAAATAAATAGTTTCTGATCCTCCAGTTCCACCCGTCATATAACAATCTACTAAAATAGTACTACCTAAAATATTTGAAATTGAAATTCCTACAAGTGCATCATTTGAATTAGATGTATGAACTGTTGCTGGTGATGTTCCTACAGCTGGTTTTGAATATCGTCTAAAATCTTGAGCCATATATTATCCTTATACTATAAAGCAATCGCCATGGCTATTGCAAAACCATTTGTTGCTCCTGCTGTCCCTGACGAAGCAGCTGTTAATCTTCCTTTTGAATCTACTGTTAAATTTGTATTAGTGTATGAAGCTGGAGTTACTGCTGTATTTGAAAGAGTAATAGCTCCTGAACTTGCTAATGTCGCATCTCCTGATAAAGCTGTAGGACTATAATCTGTTCCATCAGCTACTAATAAATGTCCTGATGTATTCGTGTTCATGACTATATCGCCATTAAAACGATTACTTACGGTATTAGCAAAATTACCCATGTAAGCATGAGCTGAACATTGGTAATATAAAATGTTAGGTGTGTTAGCATCTACTAGTATTTGTGTGTATGCGTTTGCACTACCAGGTGTTCCTGATGTAGTTACTCCTGTTGTGTAAGCTGTACTTTTATCTGCTTCTAAATAAAATTTAAATGGATGTCCTGAGTTACTAGAATGTGATTGATCAAATTTATAATAATATTTATTTCCTGAATCTGCTCCTGAAAATCTTAAAGCGGGAGCTTCTAATCCATTAAGTAAATATCCATTACTTGAACCACTTCCATAATAAGCATGACCTGTAGTTTTAGTTGCAACTCTTACATTAATTAATACGGGACTACTTGAAGATCCATATTCTGCTGCAAAAGGTACTCCTATTTTAGAAGCTGGTAATGTGCAAAATACATCTTTTGTACCTGAAGCAAAATCAACTACTGCATCACTATTAGAACTTGAAATAATCTGTGTTCTAGCTAAAGTAGTTGAACCAGCATTTAAAGTACCTACTCCAACTTCCCACTCATTTTGAGTTTGATGAGCAATAGAATAATAAGTAGTATTATTTCCACCTATTCCTGCACTAAAAGCTTCAAAACCAGTAACTGCTCCACCTAATGTAATTGTTCCAGTACCACTAGTAGTGGTAATTTCTTTTACTCTATCATTTATAATAAATGGCATTTATTGTATTCTAATTAATCCATTAGTTGCATCTGGTGTCGGTATTTGAACTTCAAATGTTCCATTAGAAGATGATTTTACTGAATTAAAATCTAATACACATATTGCTGCATTAGCTAGTGAGTTATTATAAATAACTGCTGCTTGCGCAGAAATAGTTGCGCTAGTAAAAGTTACGTTATCACAATCAAAAATTGCAGTATTACCTACAACAGAAATTCCTACATTAGTTAAAGTTTTACCTCCAGCAGTGTAAGTTCCTGAATTAGGTACTTCATTAGTAGCACTGTATGCTGTAGTCGTTTGTGATAGTGTTGCACTTGATGTATATAACGCCATTTTAAGAGTATTTGCTTCTAAATTAGAAGCAGTATTCATTAAATCAGCTTTAAATACAGTGCATATTGCTTGATTTATTGCCATAGTATTTAGCCCTCCTTTATTGGCCGCCTGTTAATGTATCCGTGCCAGCAGGACTAGCAGGGAATTTATAATCAGTTCTTCTTCGTCTCCTAGCCTCATTATTAAGGGTAGCGACTGACTCCGTAACTTTAGATTTATATATACTATAATCCTCTAAACTTTTAGTAAAAACTGCTGCTTCTGATAAACAAGCATACAATAACAAATCTGATACATTATCAGTTAAATAATTAGTAGGATTGTTAGCAGATAAATCAGCAATATTTTGTACATATTCCATATATACAGTGTAATTTGAAACGGGAGTAGGTGCTATTAAAACATTTCCATCATTATAATTAGCAAAATATCTTGGGTCTCCAGTAAGAGATGGATTAGGCCAATATTCTCTTATAAATTCATCTGTTTGAATTTGCATCATAATTCTTTCACTACTAGCATTCGTGTACTGTAAACTTTTAACTATTAAAGTATTAGCTGGAGTAGTCAAAAATTGAGTGCCTGTATTAAACGTGCTAAATGCATGAAACGTTAATTGCTCTGGATCAATTAATCTTACTAATTCTTGTTGAGCATTAGTAATAAAAGTATCTAATTGTGAAGTAAAATCAGACCCTGTATTTTGAGCCCAAGTTTGAATATTACTTTTTAATGTTGTATAATTAGTTGCCATTGTCCTCTATCTTATCTTGTTCTGCAAATTTATGCGAGACATTTCCTTTAAAAGAATATGTTCCATAATGTGTTAATGAACTCGCTACATCTGCATATATTTTTCCTCCTATTTTTTGCCATAAACGACAAAAAGCATAATCTTCACTTAAATATCTATTACTTAATGGATCAATCATAGTATCAAAAAAAGCATAACAATTATCACTTGCATATAATTTTCCGTTTAACATCTGATCTGATGTATATTTCAATTCAGGATATGCTTCTATCATTTTTAATATCGCTTCTCTTTTTATCATCATAAAACCAGTAGCTGCATCTAAAACTTCTACAAATCCACCTTGATACATAGGTATGTTATGTGGGTCTTTAAAATTTAAATTATAACCTAATAGTTTTTGTTCTAAATTTTCTAAATCATTTGGAGCAGATTTAACATACTTTTCTACATGTTGCCACTCTAAACCTTTTCTTGGATATATAGCAGCTACTACTTCTTCATCTACAGATAACATTCTAGTAATAGTTTCGGCTTGCCAAGCTATATCAGCATCGATAAATAATAAATGAGTTAGATTTTCTTGATTTAAAAATTGAGAAACTATGGTATTTCTAGCTCTAGTTATTAAGCTTTCATTTCCCATTGAATTTAAATGAAGTTTATATCCTTCTTTTTCAGCTTCTTTTTGAGTTCTTAAAAAAGAGTGCATATAAGCTTCGTGTAATAAACCACCATAACATGGTGTTCCTATCATTACTACTGCTTTTTTAAAATCATATACTTCGTCAGCTAATGACAACTGTGACGTTTCCGATGTTTGCATTTATTGATTCTCCTGTAGACATTGGGAATGAGATACCTGTAGCACCAAATGTGCCCGGGAAAACATTCGTTATTTGATTAGGTACTCCTGTGGGATCAGGAATTGGACCTGTAAACATATTTACTGGTGGTCGAGGATTTTTTAAAGCTGTCGCATCAGTATATACAATTGGATCAAGTTGAGGTTGTTTTTCTTCCCACTCTGACGTATGAACTAACGCCCCTGTCCATTCCTTAACCATTTCATTGTAAGGAAATTGTAAACCGCTTCTGTCAGATATAGCTTTTGCATATCTACCACTAGCAAATTTTTGTGTTGGAGCTTTACCTCCTTTTTTAGTAGAAGTTGACGCCATAATTTGGAACTATATTTACTGATGCATTTAAATCTGAATCTCTAGCTCTTTTAAAACATTCTTCATACATTTGTTTTAACATTAATGTTCTATTAGGGTCAACTCCGGGACGTTTTAAACTCATATAATAAGCTAGTCCCGCAGTCATAGCTTCATAAAATCTTGATGGTACTTCAAATGTTTGTTCAGTTCCATTCACTGTAGAAGCTGTAACATCATCTATTTTTTTTAATCTCCAATAAGTAATAACATCAGTATTATTTTCAGGAGCTGGATAAACATATAAAATTGGATCAATATCTTTTTGTAAATAATATTGACTAGGTCTACCTTGCTCTGTTTTATTAGGATAAACGTTATAATCTGTAAGAGAAATTTCATTCATTCCAAAATCTGTGGAATCTCGTGTGATATAGACGTCAACTAGCCCAATAGTGCTTGATCCTAACGAGTATGTAACGTCACCAGTAACCATTGTTACAGTTTGTTTATCTAATGTCCATTGATTAAGACCTCTGTTAGCCCAATCACTAAACATTAAATTTAAACTTCTTCGAGCTGACTTTACATCATACCCTAAAATTGGTGAACCACCAATTCTATCTAAAGCTTCAACAATACAATCATTAACTGATAAGCTAAATGCAGTTGTTCCTGAAATAGCCATTTTAGCCGTAAATAATTGATGCTGCGTTACAGTTAGTTAAATCTGCAAATATTCCCGTTTTAAATAATATACCATCGTCAGATATATATTCTTGATACATATCTCCCGCTGCTGCTCCCCAAATTATATGATATACTAAAGTACCCGATGCACTTGTTCCGTCATATAATTTTATTTGAGCAGTTGCTGCAGAATCACATCTTCCAGTTACACCTTTTAAACGTGATCTGCCAATAAATGTTCCTGCTCCAGCGTGGTTATTTTGAAAACGTCCATCTGCAACTAAAGTTGCTTGTTTAACGTCTGAAATCATACTTATCTCCTATTTACTGTTTTTGGAAAATTATCACCGTATAAAGCTTTCATTAAACTTCCTTGATTCTCTCCCATTTTTTTCATATTACCTGATTGTATATCATTTAAGCTTGCAAATAAAGGACTGTTTCTACTTTCCATAGGCCTTATTTTAACTGAACTTAAATCATATGGATTTCCTCCTAAAGAAGCTTTAGCTCCTCTAATTATTTCATTTGATTGATCTTCTGTAGCTTTTTGTGAAGCTTGTAACATTTTTTTAAAAGTATCTTTACGAAGTTTTTTATCATTTGTTCTTTGAGCTATCATATCATTTTCTGACATTTCATTTCCAGGAACAGATTGATCAGGCGTGCTTCTATTAAAAATAGCGTCTATTAAAGTTGAAATTTTTGAAAATCTTTGTTTTGCCATATTATAAAAAGGAGGGCCGAAGCCCTCCAAAATTAATTATTTAGCACTTCCGTCAGTACCATTTGTAAAGTCCCAACTGAAATAGTAAAGTCTAAAAGCAATATTACCGCCTGTTGGTGCAGAGTTACCTACTCCACCAGTAATAATAACTGGATCATTACTAGATGTAGTTCCATTAGCTGGTAAGATTGTAGCTAAGTCATTTCCTGCTGTAGCATCTCCAAATTTAATAATACCATCACCGTCAGCATCTCCATTTGCAACTAATCCATCTACATCAAATTCAAGAGAATCGTTTGCATTTACAAAACCTAAATTGAATGTAGGGTTAGTTCCACCCGTTGCAGCTCCATCTACTTCAAGACGATATACTACCGAGTTAGGTGGTAAAATTAATTTACCTGTTTTTTCTGATCCAAATATCCATTTTTGAACTTCAGTTCCAGCTGCCGCTGTTGGATCTGGAATATATCCCCATGCTACAAGAGCT